CATCTAACAGGTGTTCCGTCTGAACCAAGAAGTGAAGCAGTAGGTGCAAACTTTTCATTTTCCTTTACCTTTTTATTCGCTTTCATAAATGCACTAAATTTTGACATTTTGTTGTTCTCCCTTCTGTTTATCAAAGAATAGAAAAAACCCCTTATATGACCTTATATAAAAGCCACACAAGGGGTTCTGTTACTTAGTTAGTAAGAAAACCCGTGAGGTTTGCAAAAGATTCAGGCATTGAGAAGTCCTCAAATGTTCCTTCAATCTCTTCATCAAGGTATTCCCCGTCAGCATCAAATTTTGCTAACACACCGCCGTCAGTGTTGCAGTCATAGAAAATGATCGTCTGTCTGCCCGCATCACTGGTTGGGTCATCATTGGTGATCTGCATTTCAAAATACACATCTTCACCAGTGTTCTTATAGTCAAGTAATGCCTGACGAAGAACTGACTGGTTATAGTGTGCCGTGCCGGAAAAAGTACCTTCCATACCACATGACTTATGACCCGCCATGATTGCACCAAGGCGGGGAACAGTAGTCTTGGTTTTCTCAACCTTTGCTTCCATATCAATCATCTGCATGAAGTTGTATCTTCTACTTCCGATTGTGATAAAACATTCAGCAAGTTTTGCTGCAATAGTGTCCCTTGCTTTCATTGTTACATTCGGCATTTTATTTCACCCCTTTCTTACGCAACCGTAACCGTTTCATAGAGTTTACCCATAGCGTTCACAACGGTGATTGCTGATGTAATCACAACCGCTTTTTTGGAATCGCCCTGTGCAACCGTAACATCAGAATCAGTGAACCCTTCAATAGCACCAAGTTCCTGTAACTGTGTACGGATTTTCACCAAGTCAGACCAAAGGGAAGTTCTGCCTGATGCATTGTTCGGAACAACACCAAGATACTTAGTGTTGAAAAGAACTGCATCATCATTTCCCAACTGGTCAATAACTCTGATCGTCTGATTGTCCTTGAATACATCCCCGCAAGTGTCCGAAGTGGTCACCATAGAGTTAATATCTTCAAGCACACGGACAACGCCGTTGACCTTATGAAAAGTGAACTCACCCGCCTTGATTGCTGCTTTTAACTCATTCTGTGTGTAATTGGTATCAACGGTGAAACCGCCGTCATATTTCTTGTTCTGACAAGACTTATTGACCGCACAACCGCTTTCTGCACCAGTTACCCAGTACACAAGTGCTGCTTCTGACCATCCTGTATCTGTTACCTTGTTCTTCACACTGATAACACCCATATAATCAGCAGACAGGTTATAAATAACCAACTGGAACTTGATACCCAGTTCATCACGCAAACGCTTGTTGAAAGCCACATATAACTTCTTGGTAACATCATCAGTAACCACAACGCCCATAGTGTTGTAGGTGTATGATTCGATTTTATCCAAGTAAGCCTGATGTGCAGTGCCATCAACCGTGCCGTTTGTACCACCAGTTAAAGGTGTTCCGGCAGTAACAGCAAGATCAGCAGCCTTGAATGTCACATAATCGTTTGCCACAAGATCAGCAGCCTTGGCAACTGTCTGTGTGTCAACCTTGACCGTACCGAAGTAGGTTGTAACATCATACTTGCTTGCATCATCTGCATTTTTCTGAATCACGATCTTCAAATCGTTACCACGAACACCACAATACTTTGCAGTTGCGTATGTGTTCGCTGCCTTATCACCACCGCCGTTCAGACGGTATGCGTATAAGGTCTTTGCACCCATGAACAGATCATTAAGACCAAGCATCTTAGGACTGTCAAAGGCATAACCAAAAAGTTTCAGGCTGTTCTTCTGAAAATCTTCATTGGTCACTTCAAAAACTTCCCCTTCAACACCCCAGTCAAGTTCAAGGGGCATTGTTGCAATACCTCTATCAGACAGTGCAGCGGATGCGGATGCAGCCGATACAAAGTTGATATAAGCACCGGGAAGTTCTTTGTTTTGTGATGTAAATGTACCACCACCTAAAGCCATACTATTTCACCTGTCCTTTCATGTATTTTTCAACTAAATTGTCAACAGTTTTCATGGTGTAACTTTTATCTTCATCAAGAAGGGCATCCACCAAGTCCCTTCTGTTTGCAAAACGGGCAGATGCAAGAATCTGTTCCTTGCTGAACATTGGTTCAGTCTGTTCAGACCTTGCAGCAGTTCCCGTTGTTGTCTTTTTTGCTGCCATAATCAACCACCTTCCTTCACATCCGTGCTTGCCGTCATAGTTTCCATTGGTGTCTGATCTTCCGTCTTGACCGTGAAAAAGTCATAATTGACAAAAAAATTCAGAACACCGTTAACCACCTGATGATTCATTTTTGAACCCCTGATTGGCTTGGTATCACCGTCTGTTGTGATATACTCCAAACAGTCATACATTCTTTCAGCCACATCAGCACATTCCCGCTGCTTCTTTGCAGACTGTGGGAAATACTGGATGCAGAACTGATTGGTACGTTCATACCGTTTGCCAAGGAAAAGGTTGTTGTTTGGGTTCAAGCAAGCAATAAAAAAACAAGGCTCTTTCAAACCTTGCTTAATTTCTTCATTGTGGATTTCATAATCATCCCCAAATTCTTTGTTCAGGGAACAACTGATTGCTTCAACTATTGAATTTATCATTTACCAAGTCCCCCTAAATATTTCTTGATTTTGTTTTCAAGCACCTTTGGGGCAATTTTCTGTAATTCCTGTTCAGATATGGTCATCATAAACTGACCTTTGACCCATCCTGAATGATTGGCTGTCCTGTGTCCGTACTCAACATAGGATGCATATTCAACCGGGTTCACAATTTCAATGACATAGGTGTCACCAAAATGGTTCACCGTCAGGCTGTCTGCATACCCTTGTGCTGATGCACGTTTTTCACCAGTCCAACCACGCCTTAATGTACCGCCCTTTTTTCCTGAACTTGCCGGGTACTGTCCGACAGGTGTTCTTTTTACCACCATGCGAAGCAACCGGGCAGCAAGTTCTTTTGCACACGATTCCACAAAGTCATCAGGATTTTGCAACTTTCCCAACTGCTGCTGAAAGTCTTTCAGACCTTTGCAGTCAAATCTTCCCATTCTACCCATTTACGCATATTCCTTGAACAGTTCAAGTGTAATTTCCTGATGCGTTGGATATGTGGAAGGGACACCGCTGCGGGTGTAGTCCGTGGTCACATTGTCCTGTGTTACTGTCAGTTTTGACCCCGCTTTGATGGTTACATCCGGGGAAACAAATAACTTTGTGCTTTGCGTGATCGTTGCTGCTGATTCTGACTGAATTGCTGTTTGCAGTTTTTCAAAAGATAATCTGCACGGTTGGTCTTGTAAGACTACAACCTCTGATTCTTCCATAAGTTTTGACTTCTCATTTTTTACCTTTTGCAGTTCTGTCACCGTCAAAGTACCAAAATAGGTTGCTTCAATGGCTTTCCTTGCAGCCTTTTGTGCTGCCTGAATCTGCTTTACCATCTGATACGCCTGAATGAATTAAATTCAGCCTTTCCATAGGATAAAAGGTAATTGATGAAAGAAGTCAGTCTTTGTTCAGGGGTCATTGAACCTTCACCAGTTGCAAAAACCGTGTTGGTGTCCCCTGTCTGAATCTGCTTGACAGCATATTCTAAATCAAACCCGGTAAGGTCATCAGGTGCAAAGGTTTTCTTGGAAAGAAGAAATTCACCCACCGCCATATCAACGGCAATGTGTTCCAGTCCTTCCGGCACATCATTCCAGTTGATTTCATTTTTGATTGTGCTGCGTACTTTCTCAACGCAAAAGGTCAAGGCAAATTCATCATCTGCCTTGACCTCATAACCGAATGATTTCAACCGTTCTTTTACTGTATCAGTATCAAACATTGCAACCACCCTTTCAGATCAGAAATTATCCACGGGAAATGATACGGGCAATAGGTACTGCCTTATGCTCAATCGCCTTGGTATCAGATGCAACCAGTGACCAGTTCTTACCAGTCTTTAATTCCGCATTGGTAGGGGAATTTGTTGCCTGTGATGCCTTGGTATAAGAAACACCCGCAACAGAAACAGCGTGACGTTTACGGGAAATCAGTGTATCTTCACCGCCCCTTGTCTTAGCATCACGAACCATTTCATAAGGCACTTTTGCACCTACATCCTCAAAACCAATAGCACCTTCACCAAGGATATAGGTTGTGTACTCTGTGTACGCATCCTGTGCCTTGATTCCCTTGCCTGTGTCCTCTGCAACGGCATCAACAACCTTAGTAGGTAAAGAATCATCAATGATGACCAGTCTGCCGTTCCAAGTACCCATTTCAAGATCACGCTCAATGCCCTGTGCATCTGTGTACTTTAAGTATGCAAGCAGTTTCAGGTTTTCAAGGTTGGTAGCAACTGCACTGTGACAGTAAACCAACTTGAACTTCTGCTTGTTATCACCGCAAGCCTTCTGAATTGCACTGTTCAGGGTTGTTGCATCCATCTTCATAGTATCATCAGTATGTTCAGCACCCGCCTGTGCAATGTTATAGGTGTGTGCTTCAACGAACGCTGCATTGGCTTTCTTAATGTCACCCGCACCAGTGTCCTTCATTCCAAAAACACCTTCTAAGATTGCAAGGATAACATCCTGATCTACACCGTTCCAGTAGTCATTGATCTGATTTCTTACGTTTGCCATGAAGTCAGTACCACCAGTTACATCATAACTGAAATCTGCTTCTGTCCAACCGTTCATTCTGCCGTATGTGAAAACACCCTGTTCATAGGTGTCAGTCTTGCCCGGTGTAACATTGTCAACACCGTCATAGTTCTGTGGTGTGCCGGAAAGCAGACCAAAGAACGGTAACACTGCGTAAACAGTGCCAGTCTGTGAGTTATTCACAAAAGTGTCACGTAATCTTGCATCACCAACAATTGCACGGGATTCACGTAACTTGTTCAGTTTCACGTTCGGAATAGCACTCATGTACTTACCGAACGCCTTTTCATTAAAACTTTTAGCATCAAATTTTGCCATGTTTCGATTACCTTCCTTTCATCAAATTAAATCTGTGCATCCGGGTTTGCTTCCATGTAAGCGGTGAGTTCGTCATAACTCATTTTTGAGAAATCGACCGTTTCACCCTCACCCGGTTTCTTTTCCCCTGATGCTCCCGGCTGAAAACCTTTGAAATTCTGCTGCTGTTTCTGCTGCTTTTGTGCTTCAAACAAGAACTTGGTGTCATCACCACTTCTTAACTTCTCGATCTGTTCATCCAGTCCCTTGACATTTCCGTCCTTGTCAAGTTTGGCTTCTCCAAGTTCAAGTAAGGCTTTGACAGCTTTGATGTTCTTTGCCTTTGCACCAGTAAGTGCCTTTTCAACCGCAAAATCAATTTTCAACTGGTTCAGTTCAGATTCATGGGTTGCCTTAGCAGTGGCATTTTCAGTCTGTAAGTCCTCAATCTTCTTTTTCAGATCAGCGTTGTCCCCGGCAGATGCTTTCAGGGTTTCTAACTGCTTGTCACGGTCACCGACCTGTGTTTTCAGTCCTTCAACCTCTGTCTGCAAGTTCTTGATCTCTGTTGAAGTAGTACCCTTTGCGTTCTCAATGTCATCACCATTGATTTTCATTACTGAATCAGCCTGTTCCTTGGTAAGTCCTAAATCCTCTAACTGTTTTCTTGTCATTTCTATACCATCCTTTCAAATACGTTTTTATACGGGGTTACTCCCACATGATTGATTGGTTTTGTTCGGTTTACGCTTGACAACCCGCAAGAAAAAAGACACCCGCTGCCGGATGCCTTTTCTATATGCTACTTGACCCAGTAGCCGGGAGATAATCAGGATCACCATGCCTTTCTCATTGTGTACGTTTTCATGTGCCTTTTATCCCCCTTTCTGACCTCATATAACCGCCATATAGCAATTATTACAGGTCTATTGATAACTTGTTAAGGTATGAAAAAAGCACGGTTATTTGACCGTGCTTTCTATACTCTATCTTTGAAGAACTCACACCATTCAGGATTTTCTTCATCAAATATTTTTTTCTGTTCAGGTGTCAGGTTGTGCGGATAATCAGCAAACATATTGAACACTTGCTTTTTGTCAAAACTGAACAGCCATTCACCGACTGAATCAGGTGTATCTTTCCACCAAATCTGATCTGTTTCATTGTTCTTGTACCAGTTACTTGACATCACCCGTCACCCCTTTCTTCTGACTTTCTACTGCGGTATTTATATACCCAAGAATTTGTTCAAATTCAGCGTTTTCATTGAATGATTCAACATCCATAAGAACAACCGATTTTTCCCAAACCTTGCCGAATTGCTTATCAACCGTTTTCCTACATCCAAAACGCTTATTCAGTGTTGCAGCCATTGAACCGTAACGGTCAAATGGCATCCACCCGTTTTGAAATTTTGATTGAAGTTCCAAGTATTCAACACCGCTGTCAACCCGTCTGACAATGGCTGCGTGTTTACCAGTTGCAAGATAGTATTCTTTATTCAAGACAAGATTATTCAGGACTTCCATTGTTCCTGAAATCTCTTTCTTGACCATTGTGATTGAACCATTCACACCCGGTAATTCCAGTATTTTCTTAATGTTACTGTTCATAGAAAATACATACTGACTGCTGCCACCCCTGAAATCAAGAACATCAAGTCCGTTCCTGTTTCCAATGTATGCAAAAGCCAGTGAAGAACATGAACCCTTGGTCATATCCCCACCCGCAAGCCTTTCAATGATTTCATCAGATGACAACGGCTGTGAAAGTTTCTGAACAGGTCTGTGTTCAACCTTGTCTGCTTCACACGCTTTCTGAATCTGTTGAAATGCTTCACTTGGTTCTTTTTCTTTGATTGTATCATCACTGTTGACTGCTTGCAAGCCTGACTTATCACCATTGACAAATGACTTTTCCCATTCCTTATAGGTCATATTACCCGGTACAAAGTAGGTCTTGCCTGTTTCTTCATCCCGTGCAGCACGTTCACCGACAGCATCAAATTCATCATCAAAATATGGTACTGTGGTACTTCTGCAATGAACATGAAACGGCGGTGCAGTCACACCAACCTTCCATTCAGACATAGGGAAATGCTTGCCGTCCATACCCCGGCATATATCCGAAGTGTGGGAATCCAGTGTTGCCACAATTTCAAACTGTTCAACATCCAGTTCATCAAAACAATCCTTTTGTGCTGCGGAACTGAAAAAGGCTTCTTCTGTCATTACCAACCGCCCGGCGTTGGTCTTGGAAGTGTTCATCTTCCGGGCAATTTCATCAATGGCTTTCTGCGGGTCTTTTCCCAAGATGATGTTCTGTGTCAGGGTGTTGTTCAGTTCATTGACCAACTTCTGACGGTTGCCCCATATCCTTTCACTGAAATTCTTGCCGTCAACCGCCCAAGGCTTATTGATGACCTTGTTGATCTGCTTGTCATCCAGTGCGGAAAAGTCCCAACCAACACCCACACCCTTCTGAATCTCATAGGCGGTGTGATAATAGCCGGACTTGTAGACATTCCGCATTGTGCTGTCAATGCTGTCAAGTTGGTTTCCAAACATGACTTCAATGCTCTGTTGGGTCTGCAACTTCAAGGCTTCAAGTCTGCTGATATGGAATCTTGCAGATGCGTTTTCAAGCTGCTTGACCCAAGTACCGTTGATCGCATTTTCCTGACCGTACTGAATGTACTGGTTCACATCCCATTTCAGTTCAGCAAGTTCCTTTGCGTTCAACATCCGCTTTGCTTCTGCAAGGGTTACCCCATTGTTAGATGCAAAACGCTGATACCATGCAGCAATCTGACCTTCAAGTTGCTTTTGTGTCTGTCGGTATTGTTTTTCAATATCCGCATAGCACTGAACCCCCTGTTGGTGTGCAGCCTGTTCAAGCAGTTCAAAACGCTTCTGCCAGTATTCACCGTTATTCATCTACTTCACCGCCCTGACTTCCCTGTGACGGGTCACCTTTATTGTCAGGGTCATCATCTGCACCGTCACCGTTTTGGTTCTGTGTACCAAATGGGTCATACTGTGCAAGCATTTCTTTCTGTGCTTCTTCCTTCTGCTTTTTCAGGCGTTCCATTTCAAGTTGCGGGTCATCTACCCAAGGGTGCATACTGATGATTGTTTCATCAGAAATGATTCCCTGTGACTTCTGACAGTTATCAATAATATCTGATTCATTCATCAGCATATCACGGTTGAATACCACATCAACCCCATCTTCTTCACCTTCAAAATCACCCTGTCCCGTATTGGCAAGGTGGCAGTTGACAAACCAAAGTACATCATCCATTGTTGCCTGTGCTTCTGATTCCGTATCATTGGCATCTGTATCAATGTCAGAGTACATTGACTGAATGTTCATCTGATTAGGATTGCCGGAAAGTCTGTCATCCTTGGCATCATAACCCATTGCGTTCTCAATCAAGGCTTTCTTGAAGATTTCCACAATGGTCTTGTAATTCTCTGCATTGACTGTGATTTCAAGGGTTTCAACCCCGCCCTTAGTGTCACCGTCATATCTGACCTTTACTGCACCATAGGTTGCAAGGTTCTTCCTAAACTCACCTAAATTAGTACCGTCATAGTTCTTCAATACCAAAATGGTGTTCCGGGCATCTTCTTGCATATTATTTTCAAAGTCAGACAGCATCACATTGATGCCATCCTGTAATGACTTGACTTTCTTAATCAGCGGTGTTTCCTGTTCATTGGCTTTCAATGGAATCAGGGGAACACGCTGCCAGTTGAACACTTGAACATTTCCGGCAGCATCCGTCATTGTAACGTGTGGGAAGTCTGCGGTTTCATTGTTCACAATGTCAGGAATCAGTTTCCCGCCATCAAGAATGAACAGGTGAACACCATTCAGATCATACAATTCAACCTTTTCAATGAACTTCCTTTGATTGCCGTCATAGGCAACCGTCACATAATGCCGGATGAAGAAATCAAGTTCAGTATGTTCAGAATCTTTCCAAAATGGCAAAATCTCATAAGCGGGGAAAAGCCTGAAAGCAAATTCACCCCGTTCATTGTAGTATGGATATAGCCAAGCAATACCGCCGTTATATGCAGCTTTGCCCGCACTTTTCAATGTTCGCATGAACTTCTTGTCAAATATCTTTTTCAGCAGTTCAATATATGCAGTGTTTTCACCGCTTAGTGTGAACGGCTTACCAAACAGATAATTGGCTTTCTGATTGACCATCTTTGCATACTGGTTATCAACAATTCTGTTGTTTGGTAGGTTCTCAACAACTTCAAGTTCCCCACCTTCACCGATCATTGTACGCTTGCGGTGAATTACATCATGGTCACCGTCATAGTACAAAAATCCTTTTATCTGCATCATTCTACGGGGTGAACACTTCCATGCTGCAATTTCCTTTTCAAGAAATTCCAAGTTGGTCATGTGTGCCTTTGCCCCTTGCAATATGAAATTGCTAAGTTTTAATGTGATTGCATCCACAAAGGAACTGAACACGGTTCAATTCACCCCTTTCATTGCATAATAAAATCAAAACCCCTGAAAACACTATGTTTCCAAGGGTATGTGTTACTAATTTGTTTCTAATATCTCAAAAAGTAGTTATACAGGTGTCATAGGCGGTCAACCGCCCCGGAGTAAGCATTTGACAACCTTTTCCTACCGTCCAAAAAGAAACGGCTGCTGACACCGTGTATTCTACCCGGTAATTGCTTAATCAAAACTAAAGGCATCACCTTTTGCCATCTGTTCAATCGCATAACGCATTGCATCCATCAGGTGGTTGAAATCATCAATAGGGCGGTTCAGTTTCTTGCCCGTCTTGGCATCCTTATCCCACTGATAGTTGCTGATCTCTGTGATGAAATTCACGCAACGGGGATGAATGATAATATGATAGTCCTGTATGAAGTCAATGCCGTTGTTGATGCTGTCCTTGCCCTTCCTTGCTTTCCTGATTCCTTTCAGACCCAGTTCACGCAAGCGGTCAATACTCTTTGGTTCTGCTGAATCGGCTGTGATCTTCTCTTTCACATATCCCATCCGCTGAACCTGTTCAGCAATGGCTTCATTACTCATGCCCGGCTGATACATTTCATCAAAGACCCAAATGGTCTTACTTGACTGATCTATCAGACCACAAAACAGTGCTGACGGGTCATTTGTATAACCAAAGTCAAGACCGAATACAGACTTGACCCCGGCAATCTTCTTGACTTCATCAACACTGAACGCCTTTTCTTCCCAATTTTCATAGACAAGACCGTCTACAATACCCCAATCACCAAGACCCGCCACTTTATAACGCCTTGGGTTCTGCTTCTTCATGGTTTCAAAGACTTTCAAGTCTGCCTTATCCAACCATTCATTGCACTTGTAATTGGTGGTCATTGCAAGGGTTTCATCATCCGTGTTATCAAAAAACCGCTTTTTTATCCAGTGGTGTTCATTCCACGGGTTCAGTGTAAGGGTTATTTGCTTGAACAGTCCTGAACCATCAGGAACAGCACCACGGATTGATTCATCAAGCATATTGAAATCATCTTCTGAACTGATTTCATACGCTTCTTCAATCCACATCCAACACAAGCAACCAATATCAACGGTTATTGATGTTACTTTCAGGGGGTCATCCAGTCCCCTGAAATAAATCTTTTGACCTGTCGGTTTGTAGGTCATTTCAAGTGGTGATTCTTTGATTTCCCAAAAGGCATCAACGCCAAGGCGGTGAATCGCCCACTTCAATTCTGTGAAACAGGAATCTTTCAGGGTTCTGAAAGTCTTTCTGACCACAAGGGTATTTGCTTGTGGGTACTTCATCATATTGGTGATGTACCAAAGGGCAGTTGTTTTTGATTTCTTGGATGCACGGCTGCCCTTGCATACCCTATATCTACCTTTCCAACGCCAAAAAGTACCGTAACCCTTACCAACCAGTTCAGGCAGCAGCACTTTCTTCTTGCCGGACTTTGTAGCCTTGTAATCTTCCGGGTACAGGATAAACTTCTGATACCCAAAAACATATTGTGAAGATATTCTGTTCTTGACCATAGACGATCACCGCCTAATCTTCAAGGGCATCTTCACCAGTGATAACAATAGGCTGTGTGATATTCACATCAATCTTGTCATTCCACATACCCAAATGCTTACCAAGTAATTCAAGTGCTTTCAGCTTTGGTGAAATCTTCACTTCCCTTTCAACGCTTGACCCGGTTTCTGATTCAGACTGTTTATATTTCACGGATTCGATACAGGCAAGGTCATCATCAGTTGCATTGTCTTTGATTCTTCCGTGACTATCAACAAGGTCTGTCATCTTCACAAAAGCAATGCGGGCAAGTTCTAAAACAACCCTGTCCTGATTGATTCCTGTTCTTTTGCTGCGTTCTGCCATTGCAACACTAATTGCCTGTTGAACCTTGACATTTGCCAACATCCTTGAACCTTGCTGATCTGCTGTTTTTGCCGAATAACCCGCACGAATGGCTGCTTGTGTTGCGTTCAGGTCAATCAGGTATTCTTCAACAAAACGCTGCTGTTTTTCAGTTAATTTTGCCGTTTTTGCCATCAAACAACACCCCTTTCATGTATTTTTGCAATAAAAAATCCCTGAAACATTACATTTCAGGGTGCAAATATCGGCATAAACAAAAAAGAATTGTGAAAAAACAACCGCTTCTTCACAATTCCCATCTTGTCAAGATACATCCTATCATTAGATTCAAGAATACACAATATACTTGAAACAACAAAATCTATCGTAAAATGCTCTTTTTGTTGTTTCATGTGACAGTAAATATACATTAAGTTAAGTAATGCAGATCATCATAAGTTTCTTCAAACCTTGTAAGTGCCTTTTTGTGAAGATTCCTGACATACTGATATGACATACCCATTTCACCTGATGCAACTTTCAAACTCTTAAACTGCACATACACCTTGAACAACACCTGTGAATACCTTGCATTGTGTAGACCTCTAATCTGCTTGATGATCTGTTCCTTGGCATCTGAAAAGCGGTCAATTTCTGCATTGATTTCATCATTGAAAGCAACATAATTTGTGACTGCCTTGCATAAACTGTCACCTGACGGACTTGTCTGCACTCTTTCAGCAGAATAATCTATTGCCCCGGTACTGCAAGCATTGGTTTTCATATCATCAAGGCGTTCTAAATCCTGATTGATATTAGTATCAAGTTCCTGTAACTGTCCTAAATATTCCCTTGCGGATAATGTTTTCATTCTTTCACCTGTCCTTTCCCGGTTACGGTTACGCTTGCGGTTACGGATAAAATCACACTAAAAACACCCTGAAAGCCTTGAATTTCCTACTGGTTACGGTTAGTTACGGTTACGGTTCACGCCTTATACTCTATATTTTTACTTTTTATGATGTATAGAATATACAATAAAATAAAAATAATAAGAAAATTGCTTTTAACCGTAACCAACCGTAACCGCCAGTATTTACAAGGGTTTCAACCGTAACCGTGAACCGTAACCAACCGTAACTATTGCGTAACTACTGCATAAAATCATACGGTGTATCATTCACCTTTGTATAAATCACATCAGCAACAACCATCTGACCGAACTGCTGACCCGCTGCAAACTTAGGAACTGCAATCACGGCAACCCCGGCGATATGCACCCCATACAACAACTGTGATATGTATTGGTGTGCAAGTTCATAAAGTTCTGCACCAATCACCTGACCTTCAAATTCTTTTTCCACCAACGGGAAAATATCATCATTCATTGATACGCTGCCCTTCTGTTCCAATAATTCCAAAATCTTATTTTCCATAATCATTCACCTTATCCTTTCATCATTGCCCGGAACTCATACCAAGCATACTTGACATACAACTTACAATTACACCAGTGCTGAACCCGTCTGATCTTCTTCTGCATCTTCCGGGTCATTTTCTTTTTATGTTCTTCTGACCACTGCCGACACCATTCTAACTGTGCAGCATCTTCCTGTTCATCATACATTTGACTTCACCCCTTTCACCAATCAAACGCCCAACAGATAATAAGAAACACCGTAATGACGCTTACAACACAAAGTATGTTTTTCCATTCATACTTGAATACTGTGTATATTAGAAATATGACAAGGGCGGTCATCAGCAGTATTGTGATTATTCTGATGAATTTCTTTATTTTTTCAATCATCTGTAAACCCTTCCTGTCTTGGTATCTTTTACCTGAACACGTTCAGTCAATTCAAACCCAGCACCTTTGATGATGTATTTCAAAACCTTAATCAGATCATAGGCACGTTTGTCTGCTGCTTCACATTCAATCTGTTCACGTTCTTCCTTTGCTACTCTACCAACGGCAATAGTTGCCGTTGGGTCTGCATATCCTTCCTGATTTCTTCCACCTTTCACTAATTGATACCTTCCTTTCTTATCAAACTTTTGCACCCCTGAATATCACCAACATTGAAGGAAAAGGTGCTGCATTTTTACTGTTCCCAAATTTCAACCGACCTTTTATGAATCGAATTTCTGTCCTGTGTATAATAAAATCGTGAAAATACTTGGTGTCTGTTCTTGCCGGAATCAACAGAACAACAGTTGTGTGTTCTTTCCGTCCCTCAAAATAGCATTTTTCAACCCATTTATACATTTCTTTACCATAGGGTGGGTTGCAAAAGACAGATTCCCCCCCCAATCATGTAATAACCCGTTATCTTCTTTAGTGAAATACCTGTCACACTTATGATTCTGTTCACTTGAACACGGGTCTAATGTGAAATGAAATTCTGCATCCAGTGCATCAAATAAGTCTTGTGGTGTAGCCCAGTCATCTGTGTTACTACTGAACAAAACTTCATTCATTTCAATCACCGTCCTTTCTGTTTCTGAAAATACGCCTTGTCTGACCGTTCAGTTTTACAACTGAAATTTCCAAGTCAAGGCGTTTGTTGATCTGCTTGCTGAATACAATGTTTGACATTGGCTGCATACTGTTGTCTGCACAAAATACCTGATACCGCTTGTATACCTCATTGGTTGGTTCATTTTCGATCATGTCAACCCCGGTGTCATTGATAAATGCAAGGATAGGGTTGTTTTCCTGTTCATATTCATCCAACTGATTCTGAACCTTATCTGACTTACTGAATCCATTATTTATGACTACCCTTTTTAGTCCTTCCACACCAAGTCTGATAAGATATTCAATGCTATCCTGTTGTGTCAACTCATACTTGATGAATGGTCTATAATCAGGGTCATCCTTGCTGAACGTGGCGTTGAACGGGATGATGACCAAACGCCTAAGTACCGCCCCGGTCTTGTCCTTCATACGAGGAATATCATTGGCACTGAATAACAGTTTGATGAACGGGTTGAACTCAAATGGGTCTTGTCCTTTTCGCTCTGCCTTGATGCGGTTACCTGTTACTATTTTTTTGAACACACTGACCTGTGAACCTTGAAGGAAATCATCACCAATATCATCACCAATGTTTGCCAGTTTGCCGAACATCATTGAAGTATTGAACCTGTCCCCCAGTTCTTTCAGGTCAAGTGCTGAAATGTTCCGATCACCAAGGATTGCTTTGACACAATCCAAAAATGTACTTTTACCATTGGACTTGTCACCTGTCAGAATGAACGCCTTGCCTAACTCATTTCTTCTGTAAAAGCAGTAACCAATACATTCTTCCAACAATGCCCTGATCGCTGCGTCACCACACGCTAACTTGTTCAGTGTATTATCTGCCAGTTCAGAATAGGCATCCGGCTTGTAGTCCCAAGGAATCTTGTTAGTAATAACAATGTCCGTACTGAATGGTTTCAGTTCCCCGGTCACAAGGTCATATACACCATTGTTGAAAGCAATCAAGTTTGCATCTGACTGTTCTTTTTCATCAACGATCAGTTCCATGTAGTCAAGAACTTCCCGGCGTTGCATCTTTTTCAGGTTTGGAATGTGCTGAATCATGTTTGATTCAATTTCCTTGTAGCCATTGGAATACACACCGTCTTTGTATATGTGTAACTGTCCGTTGATTTTGATAACGTGTGCCGTGTTCTTCATAAATACTGCAAACTTGTCAAACAGGAATGTGCTGCCAAGGAAAAAAACAGGTTTCTGAAAAGCATCATCACGCAAGATCACTTCCAGTTCATCATCTGACAGCGGTTGTTTCAGAACAAATTTGTTCAGGATACGGATGCACTCACGGGTTTCTTCAACCGTGAAATCATTTGCAGTCAGGGTCAGGATATAATTGAAAAGTGCCTGATTCCTTCCGTCCCCGGCATCCATATCAACAAAGTCTGCGGTTGCCTTGACCGGGAACAACCACTTGGGAACTTCCTGATACTTTCCACCTTCTTCAATGTCCCATTCACAAAATCTTTCTTCACCGTCAATCTTGATGACCTCATAGGATAACTTACTGCCGACCTTTATATCAGCAGTAAGACCAACAGCCAACTGAACGTGTGTCCTGTTCCTTGCAATAGTGCGGTTCTTGAAAAGAAAGTGTTTTCCCCTACTGGTACAAAGGACTTTACAGTCAAGTTGCAGTTCTTCCACAATGTTCATCAGAATTTCAGATTGGTCAGAATCATCAATGTCAATAAGGATGGTGTCATCAGCCAAAACCCCGCCGAATCCATTCAGGTTCTTCACTTCATCATAGGTTTTCCATGTGGTTCTGTTTTTCAGTTTTTCAATGCTTGTCTTACCCTTGGTTTCAACATAACCTTTGTAAAGCATCTTTTATCACCTACCTTATGTGATGTTTTCTAACACCTTTTTATAAAAATCCTTATTCCTGATGTTGCTGTTGTACCGGGACTGATAGGAACGAAGCAGTGTTTTCACTTCTGCAAGTTCTTTTCTGCACCCTTTCACTTCTTCATTCCATCTGTCCCACCCTTCCGACTTATGCAGTGGTGTTGACTTCTTGTAACTGTCACGGGTATATAAAGCATCCCGCAACTGCTTCTGACAATAACTGACTTTCTGTTCATACCCTGTGATATACCGTTCAGTTTCCAACTGTTTCTGTTCAAACTGTTCAATCCAGTCCTGAACAAATTCTTTAATCTGCTGTTCACATTCCGGGGTGAAACTGCTTCTGATAAGTTTCAGCAGTTTCCTGACCTTGGCAATGCTGCGGATATTCAAAAATTCTTCAAGATGAACAGTCATTGAACCATTTTCATATCTGATTTCTAAATCCATGAAAAACCTTCCTTCCCGGTGTTACGCTACAACACCAAATTGTTTCAAGCGTTTCTTTGCTAAATCTATGTACCACTGCCTATCAAGTTCAGGCGGTGTTTTTACCCCAACAACTGAATCATTGAAAATGAAACAGTGGTCAGGTGTATTACCGAATTTTTCACCCTTGGTTTTCACCTGTTTACGTTTCAGCAATCTGCCGTCCTTCTGATCGTTAGATGCAAACACCCTGTATGACTTATATGTGTATTTGTCCTTATCAGGGTATTCATACACCGTCTTGATTGTTCTTTTGCCTGTATGACTGACAAGCGGGGTGCAATGCTCATGTTCCACCCAATCATACTTGTCTGATAACTTGACAATCTTCTGAAACATAATCAGGTCATCACACTGATTGATGGTCTGTTCAACCGGGGTTTTATTGACCATGTAGTCAACCAGTGCTTTATTCAGGATTGGCAGATCATTGTCAACCGCTGAAAGTTCCTTCACATAAGCACCGATTCTTTCAACACCACCGTCAATACCAACCCAAAGGTAATTGTTCACATCCTTCTGATAGATTTCACTGATGTTATCCAGTTCAAGAAGAATTGAACACTGATCTGTTGAACAACGCTGTTCCCACTCCCAACAAATATCATCAACCATTTCAAAGGCTTCATCTGTGTCAGGAATCCAAATAATAAGACCGTCCGTGTTGGACTGAATCAGTTCAAATCCCGGTACAACTTCAAGGTGTTCAATCAGGTCAAGCAACATCAACTGACCGTTGATGCACATACAGTTATTGTTTCTTGGGTCATACGCTGCATTGGTTTCATCTTTCATTGCACCTGACAAGGCGTTCAGCATCTTCTTATATGGCAACTGTGCTTTCTTCCACCGTTTGACCTCTTTCTTATTTCCGGCATTTTTTGCAGCAATCTGTTTTTCCTTCATGGCTTTTCGTGTGTTATACACTAACGGGTAATTGTCATTGGTTGCTGCCCTTGTAACCAGTCCCCAAGCAATCAGCATTGATGGATAGTAATTATTTACATCAACGTGCAGCAGTTGCCCGGTCTTGTGAATTGGTGTGGCTGTTGCCCCGTGAACACCGCCAAAACCGAATGAATGAGGAATACCCGCAACCACGGTTTCAAGACCCTGTTCCTTATACCATGTACGTTTTGAGTATTTATCCATGTGTGCCAAGTCCATTGACAAGGCTTCCTGTCTTTTCTGTTCAAACCAATCCTGAACATATTTGTATTTTTTCAGTTGCAAGCATGGCAAGAAGTAAAAATCAAATTCATCTTCAAATGATCTGCGTGAACACCCAAGCACCTTTGCGGTGATTCTTGCTTCACTGTCCCCTATATCAGACAGGTTCACAATGTCCGGGAAAGCCTGAATGATACCGTGCATTGCATTAAATTCATCTATTTTTTCAAGGAATACTTTGATGGTTTCTTCCACATCATGCCGACAGTAGAAAACCGTCATTTCAATTTCTTCCTTGGTCAATTTCCTGTTTATTCTAAAATCAACATCCGTTTCCTTGATATTGCTGCCAAGAAAACCTTCCAGTGTTTTCAAACCAACCGGGGGGTTCGGCATAACATCATAGTTAATCATTGGAACTTTGTTGAACGCTGATGAAAATTGCCACCCTTCCCTTTTTTCAACAATTATCCAGTCATTGATTCTTTTTGGGTTCATTCCCAACAGAATCCCCTTAAATATGTACTGGTCATAGTGGCGGTTGTTATAACCTACCCATATATCCTTGCTATTCGCTTCATATAAGGCTTTTAATTCATCAGGGTTATTGATTATCACATATTCTTTTTTCTTGGTCACATCAATGAAAACGGCAAGCCAATCTTCCTTGAAAACCTCAAAGTCATAAAAAATCACTACATTCACCCTTTCTGAAAATAGCGGTGGAAGGTGTGACCCCGCCACCGCCTGATAACATTCTAAGTTAAGACTTCTTAACTTTACAAGTAAAATTTTTTAGCAGTCAAAAACTTCCTTGATTGTGATAGGGTTGAAAGCATCTGCCTTATAATCAACCTCAACTTCAATCGCACCCTGAATGGACTGGAATACATCAAGAATCTGATCTGCAAAATCTGCATAGTTCACAAATTCAACAGGTGTGTCATCTTCTGCAATCAGCTTGTTCACCCAAGTGCATACAGACTTGATTGCCTGTCCGTCCGTCCACTTTGCGGAACTGTTGCCGGAAATAACACGGTTGAAGAAGATCATGCGGTTTGCCTGTTCACCTTCCTTGATCTTTGCCTGAACTGCAAACATCAACTTATCCTGTGCCTTGGTCAACTTAATTTCCATCTTCTCAATACCAATGATATATGTACCATCCGGCACATCAGCAAAATCATTGTCAGGTGCGTTCTGCACCTCATTCTGTAATTCCTGTAAATCAACCTTTTCATCAAATGCACTGAAATCAATAGCCATAATTTTTCACCTTTTAACCTTTCTTATTTGCTTAATACTAACTTTAACAACTCAAACGCCTGAACCTCATTGAACCCGGCTTTTACATAGGAATCATAGATTTTCTTTGCAGCAGTTGCACCATCTTCCGGCGGTACATCCTGTTTAGGTGCTACCGGGTGCGGGTTCTTCATTGAACGGCTACTTGCCGTGTTCATTCCTTCTGTAATTGCAGATGCAAGAATTGCACCAAACAGTTCATCAGGTAAACCAAAAGGATTGTTCATGTTCTTTTACCTCACTTTCTTAGCGTGTTTTTCTTACTCTGCGGGTTCTGCCAGTCGGCTGTTCATCTACTGCCGGGGTTTCATCCGCTGTTGTATCTGCATTATCAGGCTGTACCTGTGCTGCACTTCTTCTTGTTCGTCTGCCCTTCTCCGGCGGGTTCATTGCCCCGTCAATAGGGTTTTCCGGCTTAGGGTTGTCTGCCTGTGCTAAACGCTTCACACCTTCACCAAATTCTTCCTTGCTGATGACCTTCATAACCTCAACACCGTCAACAATCAGGTCAACCATGTCACCCTTGTGCTTCATCACATAGTTATCATCAGCCGGAACATAGAAGTATGTGTCTGCATCCAGTGTGACAGATTCAGAATCAGTATTTGTTGTACCGTCCTGAACAGGTTCAGACTGTTCAGCAGACTTTCTTTCCTTGCGGGTTCTTCTTGGCGGTGTTTCAAGTTCCGGCTGCGGTACAGAATCCGCTGCTGCACACGCTTCATCAAACGGGATTTCTTCACGCCCATCAGCAACCGCATCAATAGCCTTGTCACGCTCTGCCATATAATCAGCCATTTTCTGATTATTTTCAGCCACCACTTCATCATGTGTCTTGCGGGCGGTTCTGCCTGTCTTTGGTGCTGCATCTTCTGTTGTAGTAGGCGGTGTTGCTGTGGCTGGGGTCTTTTTTCCCCCCCTTGCCCGTCTACCGTTTGCATCCGGCTTTTCAAGATCGGATGCAGCCTGTGCATCAGCCTGACCCATTTCTGCATCTGTCTTATACTCACCGACTTCATAGAAGTTGCGGATTTTATCAGCCACATAATTCAGGTCATTGTCAATGGCGTATGCCGGGAACATTCCCATAGGTGACTTCACGGTGTCCTTACCACTATTCTGTGTGTAGAAGTAATATTTTCCTTCATTCACACCTGTTCTAAGTACAATGGTGAAAAGTCCTTCAATGGTGATCTTCTCACGAAGTAACTTTCCGATCAGCTTAATAGTAGTAACACCATTTTCAAGTGTTTCTGTGTGGGTCATATAAGCAACTACCACATCATCAGGAAGTTCCTTGCATACCTCAATGATTTCAAAGTAATTTGCACCAAAGTCATTCCACTTATCCCAACCGTTTTCTTTGATACGGTTCATGTAAGGGACTGAAAGAATATACTGGAAGTCATCAACCACCAGTAACTTCTTCCCGGCTGTTGCCTGTTCCTTCATAAACTTGCAGATTTTGCGTGATTCAACCTCACTGTTCAGCATTGTGAACTTACCCTTGAACGGTAACGGCTTACCAACTGGGTTCACAACGGCAGTTGTTGCCGGATCGCAATTTCTCATACTGGTACTTTTTCCTGTACCTGATTCACCCATAATCAAAAGCATCTGTGCCATATTATTTCACCTGTTCCTTTCTGATTTTTTCAAAGTTTCCCGCCATGTTAGCAGAAACATGATGCTGACCAAACTGTTTCTGAACTCCCGCACGAATTACTGAACGTAATAACTTTCTGTTATATACCGGGCGGGGATTGTAAACTTTTCCCTGTCTTTCATTTACCATACTCTTATACCTCACTTTCCTTGATAATGATTTTTAACTTTCTGCGTTCATCCATTGGTATGACTTCAACAGAATAGTTATTTGCAAGAAGAATACCAACTAAATCCTGATATGCTGCACTGGTGCGACTTCCTTCAATTACAATACAACCACATTCAGCAGCACATTCCTTTTCAATATCTTCACGCATAACATCATTTACCGCCTGAATATCATTGATGATATACTTCAATTCCTGATTTTCAGTCATTAAACGGTTGCGTTCATTTTCTAACTGTCTGATTTTCTTATTTCTTTTATCCATTATTCTTCACTCCCTTCATCTGTGCTACCTTCTGTTACTCTGCTTGACCATAAATCAGCATAGTGCAGAATCAGATACAACGGGGTTTCATTTCCCTTCACCGCATAGTTTGCTGATTCATACAGACCATCATGGTATCTGATTGCAAATTCTTCATCTTCCGTCAGATCAATGAAAAGGGTTGCTAACTTGATGCTGCGGGTTGCGTGGTCAAGTGGAAGAAGTGCCGGGTTACGCTTGAAAGGCTTGCTTTCAGACTGTTTATATTTCTGTTCCGGCTCTGCCTTGGTAGGTCTGCCGTCCTTAATCATGTTAGGCACATACATCTGCTTGCCATAATCACCACACTTGCCAAGGTCATGCAATGCTGCTGCAATGATGACTGAATCACGGATTTCTGTATACTTGACCTTGCCAAGAAGTGCATAACCAATATTTTCTGCTGCCATCATTACATTTCTGCTGTGATGAACAAGACCGAACTGACACGCAAGATGATTTCCACCGCTGCACGGTGCTTCAAAGAATCCGATTTCTTCCATGTAGGCAATCAGATCTTCCATTCCCTCACGCTTGGTTGAAAGTAAGTGGTCAACCACATACTTCTTGTTGTCAAGTTCCTTTGCGTTGTCTGCTGCTACCTGTTCAATTTCTTCCTGAACGGTTTCCTGTGTTACTTCTGCGGTATTCTCAACCGCTGCATCTGCTTTCTTTTTTGCTGCCATGCTCTTTCACTCCTTTAATTATTTTTATGTTGATTCCATTCTGTCAGGAATGGATAAACACCGTATAAGTTGACTGGTAATTCACCCAGTTCAATGTGTTCAATAAATTGCTTGAACTGTTCATAGTCCTTTGGATATAACAGGATGCCTATACCGCCCGCCTTTTCAATTTCTCTAAGGTTGTATAACTGCAAGTCTGACGGTCTGCCGTTTGGTGCTTTCAGTTCGATTCCTAAAAACCAACCGTTGAAACATACCAACAGGTCAGGAATACCGCTTTTTGTATAAGCTGCACCACCCCAGTATTTCAGCACCCAAGCACCCTTGTCCTTCAGGAACTTCTTGACTTTGTTTTCAAAATTCTTTTCTGCTGCCATTTACTCACCGCCCAACTGTTCATTGAACTGTGTCTGATGGTTCAGTATTTTTTCTGTATAATCTGTTGAATAGATGCCCTTTTCCCACAACCGGGCAGCACCATCTTCACCCATGTTGTACGCCATCAAGACCATATTGGTATCTTGATACCGTTCAAACAGTTTTCTAAGTACGAACACGCCCGCCCTGATGTTCTGATACGGGTCTGTAAAATCCGTAACACCAAGGGTATCTGTCAACCACTGATGATTGATCTGATTGATCTGCATATAACCGTAATCATTGGTTTTGCTGATGACCGCCGGGTCAAAACTGCTTTCATTCTGAATCAGTGCCATGACAAGGGTAAAATCAATGTTGTACCCGGTACAAAGGTAATATGTAAATTCCTGTTGTTCTTCCGGCATCTTGCAGTCAAGCGGTGTGAAATCTAAGTCACCCGCACCCCAGTCAAGGGAAATTTCCTGTGTGAATGTTCTGTCATCATACGCCCCATATACAAGGGTTTTTGTGTTATCCCGTTCAAGTGTGCGTTCTATTGATTTCTCTTTATCCTTGGCGGTTATATGAGTTTTCAGGGCATATCCTGATGCACCGCCAACTGCTAACCCAACGCTAAAGGCAACACCAAGCAAGATCAAGACCCGCTTTGCCATTGCGGACTTTCTAAGGTTCTTTGAATAGTTCATGTTTCATCACCCCTTTCCGTGATTTTCAAATAAATGATTCCGGGAATCATCAGAATTGCACCAATGATATATTCTTTCAGGTGTGCGGTAAGTGGTTCATATATTCCCATTTCAACCGCATAGTCAGATGCACCGACTGCACCAATTATCAGGAATACACCGATAAATGCCATGATTCCAAATATCCAGTTAAGTATTTTTGAATAATTCATCTGTCAGTTCCTTTCCTTCCTTCAATGCTGCAAGGTTCTTTTCTTCAACCGTACCCTTCACCAGTAAGTAATAGTAAAAGCACGGTTTGGCTTGTCCTATGCGGTGAATACGCTTTTTTGACTGTTCCCACATATCACATGACCCTTTGCCAAGTGGCAAGGTGAAATAAATAATCTTGTTTGCTTTCTGATAATTACCACCCATTGCCCCGGCTTGATACTGTATAAATGTGATTGAATCATCTGCCTGATCGTATGCGGTCAAGTCCTTCTTTGACCCATTCACAACTGAATAGGGTCTGTTTAGATCAGCAAGTTTTTTCTGCATTGCTTCAAGTTCTGCGGTGAAGTTGTAGAATATAATCAGCCTATCTTCTGTTGATTCAACCAAGTCCCGCAAACCTTCCAGTTTTTCCTTGTGCCACTGCCCGCACAACTGCCGGGCATATAGCATCTTGGTCAGGCTGTTGTCACCGACCAGTTCAACCCGTGGTGTCACATCCGTGCCGTAATAATCTGAATCATCTTTGAACTTGCACATATTCAGGGTATCAAGCATGATGTAACTGTTTTTGATAAAATACTTGTATGCCTGTGTCACCTTAAAGAATATCTTCTGTTCAGTCTGTTCCGGCAGTTCAATCACATCAGCGGTTTTCATAAAGATGCAGCCGTGATCTGCAAGTTTCTTTTTCAGGTGTCCCGTGTGCTTGTACCCGGTTATCACTTCATTCTTGTACCCATCACCGTTTTCAACCCATTCAGTCTGAACGTATGATGACCAAAATGCCTTTTTTGTAATGTTCCACCCAAGCAACTGAACCTGTGACCACAACCTTTCATACTTTCCGGCTGTTGGTGTTCCTGATAATAAAATCACGCTTTCCGGCTGCATTTTCAGAATGAACTTTGACCGTTGTGCTGTTTCATTGGTTATCAGTGAACTTTCATCAAGCATCAGTGTGAACCCTTTGAGTTTCAGCAACCAATCCCGCCGGAAAGCAGTTTCATAGTTGATAACGCCTATAATCTGAACATCCTTGTTATATAATTCTTTGGTATCAACAAGTGTCCTGAAATTGATTGCTTCACTTTTCTTGGTCAGGTTCATCACACGGTCACTTGGGTAATATTCTTTGAAGTGCTGAACCCAGTCATCTATCTTGGATTTCTGACAGATGACCACATTCACCGAATTGTTCAGCAAATACATTTTTTCAGCACCCACAAAGGTCTTACCCAGTCCCATATCAAGATAATAAGCACAACGGTTAAACTGTTCAGTTCTGTTCAGTGCATCTTCCTGATGTGGCATGAAATTCAAAGTTTTCATTCTTCATCAGCGTCCTTTGGTGCTTCACCTGAAAGGTCAATCTGTAACTTTGCAACTTCAACTGCTGCTCTGTAAACTAAGGCATATTTAGAATCACCGTGGGTCTGTGTGACTTTTTCAAGAAATCTATCAATCTTTCCAAGGAAACAACCACACTTGACTGTAATTTCATTGTCCTTGTCACGATAGAATGTGGTGAAATCATTTCTACTGCCGATTGCTCCAATCACTAACACATGACTTGCAGAAAAGACCTTGGCATCACCGCAAACCTCGGCATTGCCCCAAACCTTGGCATTGCCCCAAACCTTGGCATCACCGCAAACCTTGGCATCACCGCAAACCTCGGCATCACCGCAAACCTTGGCATTGCCCCAAACCTCGGCATTGCCCCAAACCTCGGCATCACCGCAAACCCAAGCCTTTCCTTCATGTGAAAGATTTTCTTCTTTCTCAATCCAACCACCAAGGTCACCTACTTCTACAATGCCAAATGCGACAGTCGCACGGATGCGGTGCAACGTGGCAGTTCTGAATAATAATCTGATTTCTTTGGTTTCTCCTGTAAATTCATATTTTTTCATGGTTTATTCCTCACTTTCTAAAAATGCAACAGCCTTGTCATAGTTGCGTTCTATCATTCTAAGTTCATCTTTTCCACGTTCTTCTAAATCACATATTGAACGATAAATTTCATCATTTCTTAACGCTGTCACCTCATTGGTTATCAGATCAGTGATGACCTGTGGTTCAAGTGCATCCAGTTCCCAAGATTCATTGCCGTATTCATCAATATACTTTGATGCTCTACTGTCAGTGATCTTTGCCGGGTTAGGTGGTGGGTTATATGTACCAATCTGATTCATGGTCAGTGCTACACGCTTCACATACACATCAGCACCGAACATCTGCAAGCGTTCCTGAATATCCCTTGTCATATCAATACCGCTTGGGTCATGGTCACCTAAGTGAATAATCACCCTGTTATCACGGTAATCTTGACTAATGAAACGCTGTGCTGCTGACCACATTTCTGACTGTGAAGTGTAACCCCTACATGAAAAATATGGTGTGTCAAGTGGTCTGCAAGCCTGTCCCACAATATCAACTAAGGCATCCTTTTCAACCCACACTTCAACGTAGTTCGGTTGACCGTCCCACTTGTTCAGCAGATAACTGTATCTTGCAGATGCAATCACATCAGCCGGATTGTCCCAGTGACTATTGCTTCTAAGGTTGCGGGTTCTGTCTGTGATGCTATGCCAGTCAATCAACCCGGCAAGTCTGCCGTCATTGATAAGATTTCCAATGTTCTTATAACTGCGTTCATTGTTGGGAATGTACCCACGGGCAACCAACTGATAATATGCCTGTCTAAGTGTCAGTTCATATCCCTGTGCCTGATATTCTTCAACCACCTGATTCACAAGCTTTATCAGTTCAAGACTTTTCTGCTGAAACTTAATGCTTTTATACTCAATCTTTGGCATTAGATCACCCCTTCAATTTCTGCAAAACGCTTTGCATTGATGAAATATGACCAACGGTGTTCACTGGTATGAATTGCATACCCCCAAGGGAAAACGCCCTGTTGTAACCCAAGTGCTATTGTGTTGGTGTGTTTGTGCATCAACTTAGCAACTTCATGTACTGTCAAGGTTGGGATGCCATCTTCACACTTGGAAGGTTTGAAGGTCACCGGGGTTTCTTCCTGTTCAAAATAGTCAGGGGTAAGTCCAAGTGATACTGCAATATCACTTTGAACCTGTTCTGACGGTGTGGTCTTGTCATTCAGGTACATACTGATTGACCCCTTACTTTTCCCGGTCAATCCAACAACCTGTGCCTGATTGATTCCTAACTGCTGCATAGCCTGTTTCAACTTTTCGCTGAATTTCATAATTTATCACCTATCCTTTCTTTGAGTTAAGAAGTCTTAACTTTTTCAGTAAAAAAATATAGTGGAATAAATTCCACCGAAACACCAAGGACTTCACACGCCTTGTTCATTTCAGGTGCAGTGAACTGAACTGTTCCGTTCAATTTTGCAGATAATGTCACGGTTGACATTCCCATTGCTTTAGCAAACTTTGCCTGTGTTCCAAACACTTCCTTGATTTTTCCTCTTAACTTTGAATAATCAAACACTTTCTTCACCTTCCTTTTCATCATCAGGGAACGCATTGTTATTATACTGTTTCCTGATCGTTATTCTAACAACCCCTGATTCCAACTGTTCAAATGATGTTTCCTTGAACTTCTGCGGTTTGCCTTTTTTCAGGCTTTCTATGTACGCAAGATATTCAAGTTTGGTTGGAAATTCAAGAATCTGTTCAATCCATGCTGCAACTATTTTCTTCACATAACCACCTTCTTTCTAACATGAACCACCGTCAGCACCATGAAATGCACCAACAGGATAATTCCAATCATTTGTATATATGTCATCTGTGTTGAACTCACCAGTAAGTATTGAATGAATTGCTTTCCTGTCATCCCAACAGACACATGACTTTGTATCACCTATAAATTCATCAAGGTTCTTTTTGTTATCAAGGGTGAATCCAAGAACTTCTTCATCATGCCTTAGTGCTGCATAATCATCAGGAAAAAGTTCTTTTACCCCGGCAAATAAACGGGGTGTTGAAAATATGCACATCATACAACTGCATCTGTTCCAACCTATCCTGTAACATGGGTGTGGGGTTATATGATGCCGTTTCAGCAGTTCCCACACATCCTTTTCAGAATAATCAATGCAGCACCGCCATTGATGAACAATTCTGTGTGCCTTGGCTTCTGCATTGGTGCGGTGTATTTCCATTTCATTGTACTTTGACCGCCCGGCTGATTCACCACGGCGTTCACCTGACACAATCAGTATTTTCTTATCATGCTTGGTTTCTTCAAGGTTTGCCGTCACACTGTCTTGGACTGCTGCCTTTAAGTTACCGCTGCACCACCGCCCTGAATGTGTGCCGCCTTTTGCCGGGAACTTGTGTCTTTTTCCACCAAGTTCTTCAAGTTCACCCAGTCGGTCAAGATTACTGACAACGGTATCTGCAACACATATTTTCAAATAAGCGGAACACCAACGCCTTGACAGGTCACCAGTCTTTGCCGGAAACTTCATTCTGTAACCATACTGTTTCAGAAGTTCTTCCATTTCTTCTGTTGCCTGTTCTTTCAGTTCCTTACATTTCAGGTAATTACTTGACAATTTGCACTGTCTGACTTCCCCAGTATCAGGGTCAATCCATTCAATCGGTTCTGATGCACCTATGCGATACAATTCACCAAAGAAACCGTTCACCCTGTAAGAAACCCTTAACTTGATACCCTCTGCATCTGCAAGTGCTTTTACATAGTTTTGGGTACATTTCCAGTCCATACGCCTTGAAGGATGCCCGCCGTCAATATCGTGATGCCAAAACTCTATTCTTTCCTTTGGTACACCAAGTTCAAGAAGTTTTAGGTAACAAGCAACTGAATCCTTACCGCCGGAAATCAAAACGACTATCAGATCATATTCTTCAAGTGGTAAAAGTTCCGGCAAATAGATTTTCTTGAAATGCTCTGAATCAGTTCTACCGTCAACCCTTGGTTTCAATTTGATGCCCTTGCCATATATCGGTGCATCAGGAACACCTAATCTGACGGGCGTTTCCTTGGTGCAATCCGCATCTTTTATGAAATCAATCATTGCCTTTATCCTTTCCCAGTTCCTTCAAAAAGTTGTCTATTGTCAGCACACCTTAGTACAATCAGGGGTGTCTTTCCTTTATCAGATTTCACATTAAAATCTGAAAACCTGTTACACATCATTGAACTTTTTGAACGGTGTTGTTCAAACCGCCGGGGTTTCACATTAAAACCACCAAAACCTGTTGACCAACATACAATAGACAATTTTTTGAAAGAACTGAAATCCTATTCCTTGGTTCTTTTCCCCGGAACTGCTGCAACAGTTCTTTTTGAAATAGTCAGGAAGTCGGGGAACTTCCTGACCTGTGAAACAAAGTGCTGTGTCATCTCGTGCGGTTGATTCTTCCACTTAACGGTTTCTTGTTTTAGAGGTAAAGTGCTGATTGGTTCAGCCTGTTCAGTTTTCTTCAAATAGTTCTGAATACTTTGCTTTCTTGCCCTACCGTTCCTGTTTTCTTCAACTACTTTGACGGGTCATGTTTATTCTTCACACGCTCTGTCTGCTATCCGGCAGCCTGACCACCATGTCACTTGCGTGTAGCCCTATCGCTTCACCCGTTCCTTCCTACTTGCTTTGTTTCTTAAGTTAAGAACTCTTAACTTGGCTTTATCTTATCATCAGTGGAAAGATATGTCAACACTTATTTTTAAGTTTTCTTAACTTTTTTTCAAGTTTGATTGAAAAAGTCTTAACTTTGCTTTATAATGAAGGGCGAACAATAATATATAAGAAAGGGGTGTTCACTAATGCCTGATACATTTCAGCACCGCTTCATTGAAGCAATGAACATCAGAGGACTAAGACAGGTTGATGTTGCGGAAAGGTCAGGACTTGATAAGGCACAAATCAGCCAGTACAAAAACGGAAAATATGAACCAATGCAAGATGCCCTGTATAAATTGGCACAAGCCTTGAATGTCAATGTTGCTTGGCTTATGGGACATGATGTACCAATGGAAATAAACAGGAAGGAACTGGAACAGAAAGAACGGGTTTGCGATCTGCTTGAAAAGTGTTACGGTTCAGGTGCGTATGAACTGGTTGAACTGTTTGCCAAGTTGAATGAAATTGGTAAAAATAAGATCATGGAAGAATTGCATGATACAGTTGCACTACCAAAATATACTGTCAAGGAAAAAAGGGACGGTCAAAAAATGGCATAATTTTCCATAAGTACGGTAACATTATCCATGTAAGTTTCACTTAGTTACGGTTGGTTACGCTTTGGGTTACGGTTCTAAAGCGTTGATTTTACGGTAAAGTTACGGTTGTTACACTTTCACATAACTTTTCTTATATAGAATACTTAACAATACATAGATTATAAAATAAAAAAAGTAAAAATATAAGAATAAGAACATCAACCGTAACCGTAACCGTTAAAAAGAAAGGAAGGTCAGATTTATGAAAAAAGTCATTAAACTTGTTGTTTTAGTAATTGTTGTTATTTTCGTGATTATGGTTGTGAAGGATATTTCAAAGAATCCCATTCAGAAAAAAGAAACATCATCAGAAGAAATTCCCGTCATCTTGGATGCAGATGCTTATTCAAGAATTTCATCTGAACAGTTGGTTGAATTACTTGGTGAACCAAAGTCAACAGAAGATTGGAACAATGAAAATTCCAAAGGCACATTTCAGATGCAGCTTTACACTTATGACTTAGATGGAATGTATGCAGAATTTATTTTGTATGAAAATACAGTTGTCAAAATCAGATGTTTTGCAACTGAACCATGGGAAATAAAAAAAGAATTTGATAATGTGTTCAAAATGTTCAATATCACTGTGAAGGACAGTGCAAGAAAAGTTGTTGACACGGGTGTTACTTATAAGTTTTCACCAGTGTCAGATACCGTTGCAGAATTTGAAGTTTATAATTTTGATTCTGAAAAGCACACTTTTGATTCAGTCTATATCACATACAATTTGAATTATTTTGATGACCCTAATTAACTGAACAAAAATGAACCCCAACCGTTGCAGCGGTCAGGGTTCTTATAACTCTATACCAAGGAATAGGATGATATAGGCTATGCAACCCTAATTATATCATCCATTCCTTGAAATTTCAATCAGGAAGGAATGATATACATGGGAAGAAGAAACCCAAACGGTTACGGATGCGTGACCAAGTTGAAGGGTAACCGTTCACGCCCGTGGCTTGCCAAGGTCACCATATATGACGAACAGGGACACGCAAAACAAACCCCGATCGGTTACGCTGAAACAGAAGAAAAAGCCAACATCTTATTGGCTGAATATAACAACAATCCTTGGGACATTGACCGGGAAAAGGTCACCTTGGTTGTACTCTATCAGCGTTGGTCTGAAATCAAATTACCTAAGTTAGGAAAATCAAATCAACAGTCTTTGCGTTCAGCGTTCAAGCACTGTTCAAAATACTACGGTGTGAAGTACCGATCACTGAAATCTTATCAGATGCAAGACTGCATTGACAACTGCGGATGTGGGTATTCAACACAATGGTCAATCAAGAATCTGTTCGGTCACCTTGACCGTTTTGCTTTTGAAATTGACCTGATAGATAAAATGTATTCACAAATTACCACCGCCCCACCAATACCTGATACCACCCGTGAACCGTTCACGCCTGAACAGGTTGATGCACTGTGGAAAATAAAAGATGACCCTTGGGTCAATACCGTGCTGATCTACATATATACGGGGTTCAGATTACAGGAATTGTTGGGGATGAAAACTGAACAGATAAACATTAAGGACTGGTACTTTGAAGGTGGAATCAAGACTGCTGCCGGAAAGTGCCGTATTGTTCCGATACATGACCGTATCAAACCATTTGTGAAAGCACTGGTTGATGAAGGGAACAAGTATCTGTTCACCTATCAGGGCAAAAAGTTCAGTCAGGCAAATTACTATAAGTGTTGGGGTGAAGTCATGGAAAAGATAGGTGCAGACAAGACCCCACATGAAGCACGGCACACCTTTGAAACACTTCTTGACAACGCCAAAGGAAACAGGAAATGTATTGATATGTTAATGGGTCATAAGTCAAAGGACGTAGGAAACCGGGTGTATAATCACAAGACAATTCAGCAGTTACGGGAAACCATTGCCCTATTAAAATAATATTTTTTACGCTGAACCAGTAACAAATTAGAAACAAAAAAGACGGGAAATGCCGTAAAATCAAGCATTTCCCGTCTTATAAAATGTATTATATCATACACATACATACAATTTAAATAGCTTACACCTTTTTCACTCCAAT